TCACAGGTCTGGAAGCCCTCGGTCGTGGACACGATCTAAACAAGTACCTCACGATGCTGAAGGCACTCCAGCCTCTCGGCCCTGAGGTCCTAGCAAAATACATGAACCCCGGTGACTACATCTCCCGCGTAGCAACCTCCCTCGGAATCGACGCCGCTGGGCTCGTTAAGAGCGAGGATCAGATGATGCAGGAGGAGCAGCAGGCACAGCAACTAGCCCAGATGCAGCAGATGCAGCAGATGATGGGCGATGTGGCAGGAAAGGCCGCACCGAACGTAGTCAAGGGCATTGCAGATCAACAGGCACGGGCCGACGAGGCCGCAGCCACATCCCCACAGGAATGATAAATGTCAGAAACCGAAAGCGTGGAAATCAAGAGCTTCGATGAAGAGTACAACCCTTCACTCGAGGACGAGGCTTCTAAGTTCGAAGACCCGGTAGACCCGGATCGTCCAGCATGGTTACCTGAAAAGTTCGCCTCCGTCGAGGACATGGCCAAAGCCTATTCCGAACTGGAGAAGAAACAAAGCAGAGGTCAGAATATTGCGGATGACATCCCGACTGAAGATACCCCGGAAGACGCAGAAGAAGCAGACACCGAAGTATCACAAGAGGAGACTGAGCAAGCAGCTCGCGAAGCTACAGAAGCAGCGGGACTGGACTTTGATGACCTTAGTAGAGAGTATTGGGAAGCGGGAGAACTGAGCGAGGATGCTTATGCAAAGCTCGAACAGTCCGGCATCCCTAAGAACGTAGTCGATGCTTTCATCAAGGGGCAGGAAGCCCTCCTCGACCGTACGCGGAACGAGGTGTTTGAAACCGTCGGCGGTGGTGAGAACTACCAGTCCATGATTGAGTGGGCTGCGGACACTCTCCCACCTGAAGAGATCGAGGCCTACAACCGGGCTGTAAACAGTGCCGACCTGAACACCGCCAAGATGGCAGTGACTGGTCTGAAGGCACGTTTCGATGCTTCGGAAGGCTTTGAGCCCCGGAGGTCTGTCAAAGGTGCTGCCGCCCAGGCTGCCCCACAGTCCTACCGTTCACTTGCTGAGATGCGAGCTGAAATGTCTGATCCACGTTACAGCTCTGATCCGGCGTTCCGTCGCGAGGTCGAGAAGAAACTCGCCAACAGCGACATATTCTAGGAACTACATCGATGGCCCGTGATTACGATAAAGAGTATAAAGCATCGCGGACGCCAGAGCGCCGTCGCGCCAACATAATGCGGCAACGAGCGCGGCGTTTGATGATAAAGAAACATGGAGAGAAAGCTCTGAAGGGTAAAGAGGTGGATCACAAGAACCTTAACCCCACCGATAACCGGATGAGTAACCTCTCCATTAAAACCCGGTCTGCTAACAGACGTAAGCAGCCCAAACACAAGTAGAACAACCAAACCTTCTGGCCCTAATCCCAACCCTGCGGGGTGTGAGGAGGTGGATAACTAGATCGTGAGAAGTGCTACATTTCAACCCTAATCCTTAATCAACCACTTTTCATTTCAGAAGGAATATTATTATGGCTAATGCAACTCCCTCCCGTCTTGGTCAGGTCGCTGGCGCTGGTGACACCGATGCCCTCTTCTTGAAGGTATGGTCCGGCGAAGTGATGACCGTCTTCTATAACAACTGCGTTATGAAGGACAAGACTCGTGTTCGCAACCTGTCGCACGGTAAGTCTGCCCAGTTCGCCGCTATTGCTGGCAACTCGGCTGCCTACCACACGCCGGGTGCTGAGATCACCGGCAACGCTGTCCAGCACGATGAGAAGGTCGTCACGATCGACGACATGCTCATCAGCTCGGCGTTCATCGCGAACATCGACGAGGCAAAGAACCACTACGAGGTCCGCTCGGAATACGCCCGTGGCTGCGGCGAAGCACTCGCCCAGACCTACGACCGCAACCTGTTCTCGCTGGCTGTTAAGGCAGCTCGCGACCCGTCGGGTATCGGTGCAGGCGCAGTTGGGCAAGGCGATGCGGTTTCGACCAACATCGGCGCTACCCCGACTGTTCAGCAGATCGTTGATGGCATCTACGCTGCGGCGCAGACCCTCGACGAGAAGAACATTCCGGCATCGGATCGCTACGTCTTCGTATCTCCGGCTACCTACTGGGGCCTAGTCACGAACGACAAAATCCTGAACAAGGACTTCACCTCCGAAAACGGCGCATACGAAGATGGCACCGTCATCAACGTCGCTGGCATGAAGGTCGTGAAGACCAACAACCTCGCCCAGAACCACGTCACCGGCACTGTAGACTTCGGTACTAAGTACCAGGTCGATGCCTCCGACACTGCGGCTCTGGTTATGCACCCATACGCAATGGGCACCGTAAAGCTCCTGGACCTGAAGTCCGAGAGCGCATACGACATCCGCCGTCAGGGCACCCTGATGGTTTCGAAGATGGCCGTGGGTTAATTATGGCCCCTCTGCGGAGTAATCCGCAAAGCAAAGTTCTCTAATTCGGTGGACCTCTCTATGAGACAATACCGAGCCAAGCCTCGCAAGAGGAAGGTGTAACGACTATCCCGCAAGGGAGTAAGACCAAGTGGTCTGAAATGGGAACTCTCCGAAGAATGTATTGAGCCTCTCCACCCCGAGGAGGCTCTCATGCAGACTTGTCGCATATGCGATGAGCCGAAGCCTCTTGATGCCTTCCACTTCCGTAAGGATAATGGAAAACATCGAACCGAATGTAAAGACTGTCGGAACAAGAAAGAGGCAGCTCATCGGTATAATATTACTGTAGAAGATATTGACAACCTCGTCGCCCGAGCGGGCAACCGCTGCGAGATATGCGGTATACACGCATCCGAGGTTGTGCACAAACAATACACAACGAATCCGCTTGTCATAGATCACTGTCACACAACTGGCGAAGTTCGTGGACTGCTCTGTCCAACCTGTAATTCAGGGCTTGGACACTTCCACGACGATCCTGAAAAAATAATCAAAGCGGCTCAATATATTCTATCTCGGAGAAAGATATAGTCTGATCTGTAGGGCGACCTACAGCAGCCGAAAGGCGGTCACAGCTTAACGACCTGTGGCGAACACTCATGCACGGCGTCATTCGTCCAGAATGCATCATCGAACTGCGTAAGGCGGCTTAATCCTTACACGGGGAGGGCTTCGGCTCTCCCCACTTTTTCTTTTATTCATACTTTACCTATTTACCGGAGGTCATAGATGACTACCTACGTTAATCCCATGACGAAGCTACAGGCTGTCAACATCTGCCTCTCGTCAATGGGTGAACCCCCCATCTCTACTCTCGATAGCGCCGCCCCGGACGCTCAGGTTATCTCGGACATTATCGACGAAACCTCACGATCAGTGCAGGCCATTGGCTGGCATTGGAACATCGAGAAGTACATACTCTCCCCCAACACTAATAACGAGCTCGTGCTCCCGAACAATACACTCCGTGTAGACAGTGTAGACACCTCGTCTGACATTGATGTGATCCAGCGTGGACTTCGTTTGTTCAATCGCACGGACAACGCCTACACATTCACCGACCCGATCACGGTCGAGGTATTCGTTGGTCTACCCTTCGATGACCTCCCGTTTGCAGCCAAGCAGTACATAGCCCTCGCGGCTGCCCGTATTGCCCAGCAGCGTCTACTTGGGTCTGACAGTCTCTACAAGTTTAACGTCCAAGATGAGCAACGGGCTTGGCTGAACCTTCTCCGTGATGAGTCTGACGTGTCGGATCGCAACATGCTTTACGACAGCTACAGCACCTCCTCCATGCTCATGCGTGGAGCCTTCTCACGAGGAGTAATCTAATGCTAATATCCGGCTCACTTGTTAATTTGGTCGGCGGCGTCTCACAGCAGCCGCCATCTCTCCGGCTCTCCACTATGTGCAGCCGGATGGAGAACGCATGGCCCAGCCTCATGTCTGGCCTACAGAAGCGTCCTCCTACTGAACACGTTTCTGCTGTCAACATCGCCGCCCCTAACAAGGCCAAGGCGCACTTCATCGACAGGTCTAACACCTACCGCTACCTCATCATTGCGATGAACGGGGACCTGAAGGTAGTTGATGTAGAGACCGGTGCTGAACAGACGGTGACCTTCCCTGACGGCAAGAGCTATCTGGATGTCACTTCCCCAAACGACGACTACCGATTCCAGCCGATTGGTG